AAAAGGAAATAGAGAATGCAAGAATCTAAAGAAGTAACAAAGGCCAAAATAGCTAATGAAGAGTACTTACTAAAGGCTCGTCAAGAAAATGACCTCATGTATAAGAAGAGGCACGCTTTGGACTTTGATATGGAAATCATCAGGCTAGAATGCAGAATAGAGACTGACCATCTATATGCCACTACATCAATCATAAAAGAGTATGGCCCCGAAAGTAGTATGCTGACCTTGATAGATAAGATGCGCGATAAGGGCTTGGAGACACTCGCCAAACATAAAAAAGGAAGTGAGTAGATGAGCGACGAACAAAGAAACACAGGTGACAGGAACACAGGTTACAGGAACACAGGTGACCGGAACACAGGTGACAGGAACACAGGTTACAGGAACACAGGTGACCGGAACACAGGTGACTGGAACACAGGTAACAGCAACACAGGTGACTGCAACACAGGTTACTGCAACACAGGTTACTGGAACACAGGTGACAGAAACACAGGTAACTGGAACACAGGTTACTGCAACACAGGTGACAGGAACACAGGTTACTGGAACACAGGTGACAGAAACACAGGTAACTGGAACAATTGCAATTTTGAAACTGGGTATTTTAATACCACTCAATCGGATGATGTTAGAATATTTAATAAATCCTACCCTAGAGAAAAATGGGAGAGTTTAGATAAGCCAGATTTTTTGTACTTTAATCTTACAGAATGGATTAGAAGTGAAGATATGACGGATAAGGAAAAAGAAGAGAATCCAACTCATGAAACGACATGTGGATATTTAAGAAAATACGAATACAAAGAAGCTTTTAAAGAGTCTTGGGATGAAGCAAGCAAAGAGGATCGAAAGAAAGTATTTAATCTTCCTAATTTTGACGCTGATATATTACTTGAGATATCCGGCATCGATGTAAGGAAGGATGATAACTCAGATAAAATCAAAACATTGATTGAGGCTCAAAAAGAGTTAGTCGAGAAGGCAGCAGAAATACAAAAACAAATTGAGGGGCTACAGAAATACCATGGAGCTTAAAATGAAGGCGTTAGATAAATCATCACCTAGCGATAATGTCCAGCTTATTATGCTTACCGGCATGATATCTGGAGTGAATGAAGCAATTAAACAAGCAGAGGGTAGATTATGAGCACAGAGGTGATGGAGCACAGGTTACTGGAACACAGGTTTCCCACCAAAGTTATTTAGAACAGATAATGACGATTACTGGCAGTTTCATTTAGACATGCTGAATGATATTGAAGATGGGTTAGGCGATTTCAATGCCGAAATAAGACAAGTTGCGCATAAAAGCATAACAACCGATATACTAGTCTCATATTAGTCAGCTCAACCAAGGAGAGCAACATGAAGAAAGTCTCACTCAGTTACAAGTTAGTCGAAGGAAGCCACAACAGTGAAGGACAATTTGTTCAACATGGGCCAAAGTTGGAGGAGGAAACACTAACCTTCTATAATGAGTCTGACTTATTGGCTTGGATCTCGAAGAGTCGTGAAACACAATTCAAGTACATCGAAGTCAGTACAGTATTCTTTAGCCGTAACCAATGCTCAGACGGACGAGCTTTTGATGAGCTTACCGTATTGTCAAGATTTTTACCTCGATGAACTTAAGGAGTTTAAAAAATGAGCAAAAAACAGGAATATATCGACTTCATGAAGGGCTACAGAAATACCATAAAGCTTAAAATGAAGGCGCTAGATAAATCATCATCTAGCGATAATGTCCAGCTTATTATGTTTACTGGCATGGTTTCTGGAGTGAATGAAGCAATTAAACAAGCAGAGGGTAGATTATGAGCACAGAGGTGATGGAGCATAAGTTAAGATTTGGTGAAGGTGAAATAATGGAGTTTATTGAGTGTCACGCAAACTTTCTACTATTATCATTGAGCGAAGAAGATGTTTCTCTTTCTGAGGTAATGATTACCAATGCCGACGATGTTCAGAGAATTATTGACGTGTTAGAATTACATAAAGCCCGAATGAGATAACAGCAAAGAAGATCCCTAACATAACCATTAACTACTAAAAGGTAAAAATTATGAATGAAGAAACTGAAGTAGCAAAATTGACAGAATTCGAGACTAATCTTGTAAACGCGGCACAATCTTGTGAAATCGCACGTCAAGAAAAGAATCACACAATCCAGACTCTTAAGCTCGCCAAGGGCTTATCAGATCTCAAAAGGGCTCTATTGGCACCAGAAGTCCTTTCTTTGATAAAAGAGTTAATGAATACCCCAACTGGATTCTTGACTGACAAAGATCCATCCAAGCCTGTAAAGAATAAAAAAACTCAACAGTGGGAGAATCCAACCCCATATAGCGACAAAATTATTGTTGAATGTGTCGCTGATGCTATGTCAAAAGGGCTCACTATTCATAATAATGAGTTTAATATCATTGTTGGCCGCATGTACCCTGCACAAGCCGGATTCACAAGAAAGCTTGCAGAGTTTAAGCGCAAGCATAAAATAAAAGCCGGCTACATGCCGTCAATTCCAAAAAAGAGCGGTGCTGCATATTTTTGCGAAGCTGTGGCATGGTGGCAAAAAGAAGGTGAAGACAGGCAAGAAGAAACGATTTCTTGGAATCTTGCTGCATTTTCTGAAGATGCCGCTTTAGGTAAAGTCAAAAAACGGGCCAATGAGTGGTTATTTAATGAGCTTTCCGGCAACACCTGGACGTCCGCAGAGAATCATATTGATTTTAATCCTACTAAAAATGCCAACGACATTGATATGCCGGAAGAGCCAAGGGAGCAATCAACGCCGCCAGCGTCAAAAGAAACAGTCTTGGATGCTTTGAATGATGCCGAGACTATTAAAGGACTTGAGGCGAGATATAAAAAAGCTTGTGACATTGGTTTCAGCAAAGATGACGACATTCACGCCGCATATAATGAGAAAAGAGAGAGCTTTCAATAATGAAAATCGAAATCCCAGTATTTAAAATTCGTGCCAGCGCTGCAAGTAAAATTATGGCCAATGGCAAAGGCTCCGGCGGTTTAACCGATAGGCAAAAAGAAGAACTTGCCGACCTTCAAGCAAAAGGAAGTAAATCAAAAAAAGTACAGGAGTTAATCGACAAGCGCGATAAACCGCCGGAACTTTCAGCAGGGGCAAAGACTTATTGTAAAGCTTGGCTAAAAGAGCAAAAGGGTTTTTATGGTCGCCGCAAAGAAATAAAATCTAAGTATCTGGATAAAGGCAATGAGTGTGAGGATGAAGCTATTGGCCTTCTGAATAAAATTCACCTTGAAGATTATATTAAGAATGAGGAATTTTTTGAAGATGATGACTTGCAGGGCACACCGGATATAATCGCAAACCTCACAAGAGACACAAAATGTAGTTATGATGAAACTACCTTTCCTTTATTTGAAGACTTCTGTGATGATGATTATTATTGGCAGGGGCAAGTTTACATGGAATTAACCGATAGACCGGCGCATTCAGTTGATTATTGCCTAATAGATACTCCAGACCACCTCATAGAGCGAGAAATTGAGTTTGCTGCTTATACTTCTCCAAAGCCTGATGAGGAATTGAGAGAGTATTATTATAATAAAATGCGGTTTACGGACATCACCAGCTTGAAATTAAGAGTTAAATCTTTCTGCTTTAATCGTGATAAGGAAAAAATTCAGCAGTTGAGGCAGCGCGTTAAAATGTGCCGTGAGTATATTAAAACTTTAGTGGAGAAGGTGGCGCTTTGAGGCTGACCGAGGATCTACCCCACTGCATGAGCTGCGACCTCATAACAGCAGGCAAAGACGAAGCTATGAAGATTCAGATCGCTGGTGAGCATATCGCAAGGGTAATTAATCTAAGCCAGTCTAAAAGGAAAGTAGAGGATTATTCAATAAAGATAGTCAACAACCAAGCTTATTTTACGTTAATAAAAGGAGAGTAGGATGGCTAAATGGCCTAAAGTAACAATCAGCGTCTTAGATATCGATGTAGTCAAAGATCTAATAAAATTAACCAAAGATTTATTCAATGAGTTAGAGGGTCAGGATTGTTACCCGCCCATTCTTGAGGATTATCGAGATAGAATAGACAAGTTGATTAAGTAAAGGAGAGTAGGATGATTAGAAATGTATTTAGTTTAGGTTTATTATCGTTTGCGGTTTGGATTACTTATGTCAATAAGACAGATCCTTATTTAAATGTATTAATGGCTTATGCATTTATTGGGTTAGTTTTCATGCCTTTAGTGTTTTTGGGATATGCATTTACGCCAAAGGATAAGCTAAAGCCCCTTGCGGCGAGTTTATCAAAATTAACACTCAATTTGCTTTGGTGTGTGGTTTGGGTAAAGATGATCATAATGGGTTATTTATGGTCAGGATCACTTGGCATAATTGCGGTGATTGGATGCCATTGTATAATGAGGCCGCACTCTTAGAGATGAATGAAGATAGATAGATAAAAAAGCGCTTCAAGTCAAGGGTGGGACTTGAAGCGCTCTGCAGGGGGGAAGGTCTAAGGAATTAAAGGCAACTTTAGGCTCGGGCTTAAATCTTCTAAATCCGATCCTTTTATATATGAGTCTATCTTTATATCACTTGAATCCTTAATTGTAATATGGATCTCTTTTTGGATTATGCACGAGGTAAACAGAAATACACACAAGGTAAATTTTAGTTTGCTTTTCATTGATATCTCCCTGCTTCTAAGTTATCCAAGAATGAGGTAATCGCGCTCAGGGCCTCTTTGCGGATGGGTGCGGCCTCCACTTGCCCTGTCCTTTTTAGTCCATCTCTGATTGCTTTGCGTGTGGTGATGCTCATTGTACTAACCCCTTCCTGAATACGATTACTTATCTTTCTTGTTATCGAGAACATCAAAAACTTTGCCTAAGAGTTTCTTTATATCTTTAACATCTTCACCGATGCAGTCAATTTTAACATCGATCTCGGTTTGCTTATTCACTATTTTATTTATCGAGTCTTCATGCTTTTCGAGTCGCTTCTTGATTGGCCTTATCTTATCATCAACTTTCTTATCCACTTCAATCAAAATATCGCCTTTCTCGGTTTTAGTCTTCATAATGAAAAAAGGACTTACAAAAGAGATTAGCAATGTTAGCAATCCTAATCCGATAGCAACTTGAGACCCTTCTGAAATACCTAATATAAAACTCATTATTTAAACCTATGACAATTTGACGTTACTTAATATTGCACTTCAGCCAATAAACTGCAACTTATAGCGTAACATTATACTCCTAAACACTAAAATTAAAACTAGCTTTACCGCCGGATCTTACAGCCTCAAAGTACTTAATTAACCTTACTCTTGCCATGTGCCGCCGGGCAGTATTGACACCCCATAGATACCATCTGTCTGGCGTATTCTCGATAATAAATAAAGATGTTCCAAGCATTTCTACATCAGATCTAAATCGATCCTTTTTGTTTCCGCCTATCGCATAATTCGCATCATGTTGATAAAAGGCAATATTGCAATCGATACCATATAGAGTATGCGGAATCATCATCGCTAAAGTTTTATTATTATCTGGCCCCGCATAATCACAACTCGGCTCGTAAGGCCCGATTGCGTCATAGTAGCTTTTATACTCTGGCAGGTTTATAAACCAATCATGTATTTCTAAGTCATTCATAATTTACCATTAAATAATATAAGTTTGAGTATCGCCGTCTGCTGTAGCGCTATTCTGCGCAGTGCCATTATTTGAGTTGACGCTTAAATCATTGAGTGAATCATCGTTACTATTCGCCGCGTATGCCATAGCCGCCTTAGATTGAACCCCTGAAGTAAGTTCATCAAAGGTAATGACTCTATTGCCAGCCCCATACAAAGAAGCAACTTCAACCGAACTAAGAGCAGAGTTAAATATCATTGGCTGTGTAGCTGATCCGACCATAGAACCCGCTCCAATATTAGGCCCGCCATAATCGCCGATAGAAACACTTGTTGTCGAGTTATGGATACCTGAGCTATAAGTTGTGCTATTCTCTAAGACTCCATTAATATATATATGGATATCGGTTCCATCATAAACGCCAACTAAATGCTTCCAAGTATCCGAATTTGAGGCAGTAGTACTTGATACGGTAGTAGTGCTTGTGCCGCCAGAAGAAACAAAGAATTTATATACTCCTGATTCTGATCTTAAGTTCCAGGCTCTTTGATTGTCTGAAAAGCTATATTTTGAAAAGAATATCTTACTTGCTACTGAATCCTTGACCCATATAGCGACAGTTATATTGCCGGTGATTTGTAAAGTAGCGCCATTACCTGAGTTGATATAATCAGTGTTATTGAATCCAAAAGAGTTATATACAGCAGTTGTAAACTCCGGCCCAATCTTCCAAGTGACAGGCTGACCATTCACAAATGAACCGCCAACAAACGCGCCGTTATTTCCTGCGGTGGATAGGTCGGTTACAGTGTCGTCATTACTACTCAGCTCAAATGCCATTACAGCATCATCTGTTATTGCGGTATCTATTAGAGAATATTTACACGGCATACCGCCATTGTATATAGTCGCAAAGTTCGCAAGAGATGAGGGAGAATTAAATAACATAGGCTGAGTAACATCAAGGTCATTGGAATAAATAGTAAGGTCAATTGTCCCTATCTCAACAACTCCCGATCCAGAAAAACAGGCCCCCTTGGCTGTGGATTGTTCAGAGGCTCCATTTATACCAACATAAACATTGCCCCCTGTTAATCTGAAATGGACTAAAGATAATGTATCCATAGGCACATCAACTGTCGAAGCAAATGTAGTATTAACTATACCATCAACAGAGTGATTGAAGATTATGTTTCCAGAAGTGTTTATTCCGAGCCCCCATGATCTCTGATTTCCTGATTGCGTGAATTTACTCATTATCCGCTGAGTGTCGAATCTATTCTTAGGATAAACGAAAGCACAACCAGCGAAATCATTAGTCATATCTAGGGTAGCGTGGTCGGCGACTGTAACACCCCGGAAAGTATCAAGATTGGACATAAAATACTTGGCGAAGTTGGCTACCCCAAGTTTGGCGCTGGTTAATATACCCCTGGCTAACGGTGTCATTAGGTAACATCTCCTGGAATTTCCCAGTCATTCGCGGCGACCTGCCACAGTAACGCGCCTTGGTGTTGATTATTCACGACCACTGAGCCATTCAGGACGCCGTTAATGGTTACTCCAGTCTCGCCATTAATTGTCGTAATACCAACACCTCTTTGTAGAACTGGGATCTTTGTCGCTAATGGTAAGGCAACCGTTGCATTTAACGGGATCGTTACCGCATTTGAAAGAGCACTTGTCATTACGATATTTGTATTATCTTTATCAGTTAATACTAAAGGATAAGCGACCCCAGCCTGAATATTATCTACACCAGCTGCAACAGCTTCAGGGGAAAGGGTGTTAAAGACTGCGTTAAAGGAATCCTCAACAGTTGGGCCGCCAAATAAGGAAGAGTCGCCAATTATATTTGAAGGGTAATCGCCAAGTGCAGGGATGACTCCGGCTGTTCTTCCATTAAAAGAAGCGACACCAGAAGCACCACCAACGGTTAAAACATAGGCTGCAATACCGCAAGCTTTACCAGATTCAATAATAACACCGCCAGAAATTGACGTGCCAACTATATTGTAAGAAGTAGTCGCAAGCGTTGAGGAAGTCACAGAGAAATATAAAAATCTTGCAGTGTCGTCAATTTGGTAAACAATAAAAGCATCACCAGACCCAACGCTTGAAAGTTGATTAGTTATATTAATGCCATTGATATCTGTAGTGCTTGCTCTGATTGTCGTTACACTTCCTGGTGTTCCATTATCAAATTTTACTGCGCCGCTTGCTGGTTCAGTGCCTGATGTATCTGTATCAAAGTTTTGTTCAAAGGCTGGCCTACCGCCGCCACCTCCTCCTGGAACAGTTCCTGGTTCCCATTCTTGAGTTGAAGTATTAAAAGATAATACGTCCTCATTTGATGGGGTACTTGCGGAGGCAGCAATAGTTTTACCTAAAAATTGATCCGCATTCCATTGCGCGACTGTATTACCAACTTGCGTGGCTGTGACATCATGAGGATCTGACATATTAGCTCGATGTGAGGTATTTAAAGCAATAGCAGTATCTTGCGTGTCGTCATTCGCGTCAAGCTCATTAATCGCGGCTTGAACATCGGTGGCAGCTATGTTGCCCGCTGGTGTGTTTGTGACGGCTGAGGCCACAACACCGGTAACAACTACAACATCCCAAGTCGGCCCGGTTGAGTTATATCGGTAAAGAGCCCCGTCGGCTTCATTTCTGACTTCATCCCAATCTTTATGTACATTTGAGGGGGACCATGCCGCTAGAGTAGAGGAGAAAGTTGCAATTTGCTGCTCAAGCCCGGCAAACGCCCCAGCCGCTGGCGGAATAACTATATAAGCGTCTCCATCTGAGGGAGAGCCTGGAGGAATCGCAATCTTGCTTATAACCGTGCCGAAATCTCTAAAATTCTTATTGACTATTTTATCCAATCCATCGTTCATCGTCGAAGGGGAGGATGTTGAAATTCTTAACCATCGATTCGAGTCAGCCGGTGAATATACATAAACTGCATTACTTGGAATGTTCCCACCGGACCCAATAAAATCACCGTCAACACAATTAATTCTTTGGTAAGATTGAATAAAATCATCGCCATCTTCAAGAGCGATAAAGAAAGATATTGCCCCGGAAGCATCAAAATCAAATTGTGAGAAAGTGTCTGGGATTGTGTCTTTGTCCCAACTTGCGTTGTATTCATTTTGAATGTCTGATCCAGCTTGAGTAACCGCGAGCTTGATAGATTCGATTGGGGCCGTTAATAACGCGTCGTCAATAGTAGAGTCAAAACTTATGGCAAATCCGCCGGAAGTCTCAATTAGTATTTTCGCGCTGGCCTTTGAAAGGTTTTCTTTCGCTTCGATTGTTACTACAAAATCGCCCGGTGATCTACTTGTTAGAGCCTCCAAAGCAGTTTGGACTATTGCCGCAGTAGCATTATATGCGATTGCCGCAGTATTTTCCCCCGCCACTCTAAGCACAAATGTTCCGCCTGTTGGAGGAACGGCATTACTTGTAAGTGTAAAGATTTCTCTAGTAAAACCCACTACCCCAGTTGCTAAAGTCGTCGGAAGCTCACCGCTTTCAAAAGGAACCGTTTGGAAGTCTGAGCCAGTAAGTGAAGAGATATCAAAAGGTAGTCCGGCGGCGTCTTTGTGAATAAGTGTTATATCGCCCGATTGCCGTGTAATTAACTGATCAGGCAGGGCTTTAAATGTTTTAGATTGGCCAGTACCGCCAACGACTACAATTGCTGAATATTCTGGTGTGAGCATTTTGGGCGGTTCCTATCTATTAGTTTTACTTATTAAGATAACGTTTATTATCAATAATACTAATACTCAGAATTGCCGCTATAGCCTCTTAAGCTTGAGCCCGTTACAATTAAAGCCACCCACTGCAATTATTCTCATTCTTTTCTCTGGTATATTAAAATAAAAAGGAGAAGCAAAATGAAAGTACTTGTCGGTATCATCGCAGTTATAATGCTATTAAGTCTCGCTATTTACTCAGCTATCAATCTATTTATCGCGCCAATTTGGATGCTTTGCATGATGGCTTACAGTTCATTCTTTATCTATATGGTGATAAAAGACATGACTAAAAAAGAGGTGGCGCAATGAAAAAGAAAAACTTTACTATTATCGAGCTTCTAGTGGTCATGACTATAATGTCAATCCTCTTAGGTATATCCATGCAAGTCCTTAAGCCAGATAGAGCCAAAGCCGCTATCAAGCAAGTCGGCGGCAGCATCACTGCTTGGAGTGCAAGAGCGATGTCTGAAAGCACTAGCTATCGTTTAGAGTTCACCAAAAATCTTATTGAAGTTTATAATATTAATAATGAATTAGTTTACTCAAAGAAGACAATGAGCCCTCTTTCATTCTTTGATCATGCGGATATCCCCCAACCATTGCCAGATCAGACAATCGTGTTTAATAAATTCGGCAGCATGGGGGATCTAAGAGGTGCTAGAATATATGCTGATACTTGGATAGCCCGTGTTAATGGCTTTACTGGTCACTTATCTTATTATGAAGAAGAAGAGGATGAGTAATTATATTTCTTCTTGTTCGATAAACTTAAATTCGTCCTGTGGGAGTTCACATATAGCTAGGTTTATTTTATCGTATGTGCCTTGAGTCCTTCTTTTATGGCTCTCATTAGAGAAGTTAGTAGGCGCTGATGGAGGCTCAGTATCATCAGCCAGTGTATCACTAAAGCTATACGTATCTCTTATGTCCGCTATGGTGCTAATATCAACCAAGTTCCGATCTACACTATAGCTAATTGAAAACTTAGGATTTTCAGCTCTAAAACTAGAGAAAGTCGTCTGATCTGGTACATAGACATTTGTGAATGTATCAGGACTGCCTGATGTGGTGGACGTGGCTGTGTTTGTGTGGCTCGCGGGTACTACACCAGTTTTAGTACTTACTTCAATATCAGAATATGAAAGGGTTGATGATGATTCAGAGGCGGCTTCGTGAGTCAAAAGGTCAGAAGTTGATTTAATGTCTCCGAATTGCTTATCTATTAGTATTTCTATATTCATCAAGGCCGGAGTAACGCAAAATAAGGGAGACGTTACAATGAATGAGAAGACACCAGCAGAGTCATTTGTGACATTCCCAATAAATCCCTGAAAGTTTCTAGCTCTGTTCCTAGAATCAGTACTCAAGTTAATATTAGATAGAAGCACTGACCCTCTATCTAATGAGCTATCTGGATTAGACTTAGATTCAGAGACTAAATTATCTAAGAAGGTAATCGGATCAGTACCGGCATCAACGCTAGAGCCCGTGCCCTCTGCCCCTCTAAAGATATCTAGCCCGTTTGATACAAGATAAGGTTCAGTTGGGTTTGGGTCATGAGCCGTTTTAATTGTTAATCTTCGGTAGAACATGACAATACTCAGTAACTTATACAAGCCAGACCAATAAGAAGGGTTAAAATTAGTATCGAAGGAATAGCTAACGAAGATGGATTCATAAACTTCATCAGTCAGGAGGGTTCTCAAGGCCGCTTCATCCCATACTTCAATGTCAATAATACCCATGCCAATAACAGGGGGATGAGTAGATGAAGTTAAACCATTAGTATAATCCTTTAAATCAAGCCATGTCTGCTCTTTATACCAAGTGGTATTATTGAAGCATGATACGGCATTAAAATGGAATATTGACAATCGTCCTGTTAATTCAGTCGATCCTATCTGTGGGCCGGTTAAAATTAAAGCATCATAAGTTTCTGCCCGCTCAGCCTGCTCTATATAATCAGCCCTCTCTTGAAAGGCTTTGAAGAAGGCGTTAAAGAATTTCCAACTAACAAGATAGCCAGCGGGTATATTCTCAAGATCATCTATAAGTAATTCATCCCAACTCATGGCTCTGGCTCTGGAGGTGCAACAAGGTTATAAATGGTTTCAATCGCGAAGCAATCAAAAGTGACGCCAGAAACACCGCTAATAGTAGGGTAAGTTACTGCCAATATATTACCACCCACCGCGAGAGCGTTAGTAGTTGCATAATTTAAATATAAAATGCCTGTAGGCAAGGTGCCGGTAGCCGCAGCATTAGGATTACCAACCTTCACGGATACATTAAATTCATTAGGATCCGCCCTTTCTGATAAGACGGTACAAAGTGCAGTATTACCCGCACCGCCTGTCTCTTCTACTAGCCAATCAGAAGTCTCGGATAAATTCGGGTAATGAGAAATCTTAACTATGTCGTCAACGGCCATCGCGGTTTTACTGGAGATGTTATTTCTAGTAAATACTGTTGCATCTTTGCTATCAAGCATGTCAGCATCATATAAAAGTGGGTCTTCGGATACTTCACCAAAAGAATATCCAGATCCGTTAAACACCACCTCTACACCTTTAGCTTCCTTACCCTCATCCGCTTCTGTCGCTGTATTAATTAATGAGGTAATTTTAGCATAAATAGCGGTTTGCATAACTCTTTGTGATAGAGGCTTTCCACCGCCATTTATCTTTTCAACCTCTATAACTGCACTGCCAATTCTTTTGAAATCTCTTAAGTTATCGACTGCGTATAATTTTTTCATGGTCTCAACGTAGTCCCCGCATCAATAAGGCCAAAACCATCATCGTGTGCTAGTGTAATTATATTTTCGTTAGGTAATGCGCCAAGACGTACAGCAGGACCCCAGTTAGTTTCCTCAATCGTCACAAAAGAAATAGAGTAGAATTTACTAGCGGTCCCTTGGTCTTCTTTTGTAAAAAACGATCCATCGGCCTGGAGTTTTGTTTCTACATCTTTTGTATATCCAACAGCCGCCTGAGAGGTTGAGCGTCCTTTTTTGTTTACAGTCCCGCGCATAATGAATTCTCGTTCAAAAAACGTATTATCGTCACTAACTAAGATTTCATATGTTACACGCCAATAAAGCATCCCTTCTGAATCATAAGCATCTTCACCAGCCCACTCAAGGAGCTTACATTGCCCCTCATCAAAAGTTTTACCTAGTAGTTGGACAGGGCTGCTATTCACTTTACCAACATGCACCGAGGCTTCTTTAAGATCATATGAAGATTCATTCCTAGTAATTACAACTCTTGTGATTGTTTTTGTTTCGGCAACAATTATCCCGACATCATTTGTGTTTTGAATAGCTTCATTATCTCCAGCTCCCTCTCCTGTACTAGATTTCTTCTTTCGTGATACCCCTTTTGTTATGCTTATTACATCCTCGAAATTAACATGACTAACTGAATATTTATCTTGTGCTTTCGATGGCGATACAGAATCATTAATAGATGAACTATCATTACTATAATCAGTTGTGACTTTATATTCTGTATAAGTTTCATCAATTGCCTTCCCCACTGACCAACCCATCATAATTAAAGCATCATCATCTGGATGAGTCTCACCAATAGCCGGGAAATCAAACTCATTTCCTTCCCCTAAATCCTTAAGTAGCTTATTTAATGCTATGGGGCGCGTGAACTCGTCTGTGATTGCAATCCACATTTCTGAGCCTGTCGTTAGCACTGCGGTGGTGCTTGCATCTGGCTGTGGCTTAGATCGATATAATTGAATAATAGACATATTAAACACTACCCCCAAAAATCATTGGTTTTTTCTCTTTGATTTGTTCTTCTAATAGCTTATTCGTTTTCTTTTGCTCGGTAAGCTGCTTATCTTGAATTGATGATATTTTCCCCTGTGTGAGAAATTTAGCAGCCTCTTTGCTTCCAACCTCTAAGCCTTCTTTAGCTTGGCGGCTTACTATTGAGGCTACTCCTCCAGTTGTGCCTTGGCCGTCTTTGCCGCCACCAAACCCCTTTAGTAGATTCTTAAATCTATTTCTAATTTTCATCATCAATATATTTATTTCTTCTTCGCGCTTGATCCTATCCAGTACGACCTCATCTGCGGCGTCTTGGATATCACTAGCGGCGTCTTGGATTAAACTAGATAAAGCGTCATCTATCTCGCTTAATATCCCCTCTGAACTTCTTTCTCTTATTTCTTTATCTTGCTGCGCTATGGCGTCTTCAGCCTCAAGAACGTCTTGAGGGCTTCCAAAAGTTTCAGCATTTATGAGCGCTTGCCCCAAAAAAGCCTCCTCTATAGCATCAGTAATATTAAAAAACGCATCCTGTAGCTTCTGTAGACCTTTTATTATTATCTGAAAAGCTGCAAGAAAAGGAGTTGTAAGCATTTGCGGCCATGTCTTCGCGGCTATCGCTATCATATCAGTAATTGTTGTAATAAAATTCTCCTCGCCGGTCACTTGCTGGAACAGTAACTCCCAGCCATCACTTATAAATGATATAGCGTCAAAGAATGTTTTACTGAAAGCGAATACTAAGGTGTCAAGGCCATCAAAAACGGCCTTACCTGCCACCAATAATCCAGGCAATATCTGTTGTGATATATTGAGAATTGTATCAAGGAGGCTATTGAAAGCCCTCTCCGCAGAATCAATCATCCCCTCACCCAACCCAAGGACGACCTCATTAACAAGAATTCCCATCTTACGTAATGATTCATTGAGAGTATTAGTTAATCGGTTAAATCTTGCTGTATCCTTCTGGGCATTCTTTAACGCGCCTTTCGCATATCTATCTTGCATTACCTTAGCTAATTTTGGAAGAATATCAGAAGCTAATACGTTACCTGTTGCTACCTGCTCTTTCATCTCCATGGTTGTGACACCAAGAGCTTCAGCTAATAAAGCATTAATAGGAATATTTCTTTCAGCAATTTGTAGTAATTCTTCAGATTGAACTCGACCTTTTGCGGCTATTTGGCCGAATGCCGTTAAAATACCATTTATCTCATCGGTACTCTTCCCTAGAGCTGTGCCGGTTGTCGCAACAGCCTTGAATATATCTCGTTGTTTCTCCGCTGAAATATTAGCGCCATCCATCGAAGCAACCAATTTAGAATAACCATTCGCTATATCAATAGTGACAAGTCCCAATTCATCCGAGATCCCAGTAAGAAAACCTAGCTCTTTCTTGGCCGCATCAGCACTGCCAAATAAAGTATTAAGTGACCCCTCAATTTTATCAAATTCTTTAGATACACCAGACGCCTTTAACGCTGCACCAATACTAGCGAAAGCACCGACAAAGACAGCCGCAAATTTCAACGCACCACTAGTTGCCTTCTTCATGCGCTTCTCTGTCTTGAATAGGCCTTTATTGAGCTTGTTTAAATTATCCATATCAGTGGATACTTTTAAGACAATCTCTTCAATTACTCTCTTCTTGGTTGCCATTTTTCGCGTCCAGTTCTTTTTGGAATTTCTCGACCATTTCTTTTTCTTCGTCCCAATTTTCAGCTTCTGGGCTCTTATACCACTTAACTAAGCAATCCTTTGCTTTAATTTTTGCTTTCCCATCGAAACCAAATGATGTGTAATATAATATTCTTGCGGCGTTTATTTCCGCTACTGAACCACTGAGAGGCTTTAAAGCATTCCTATAAATCCACCACATATATTCATTATAACTTATGTGTCCTGAGTGTTTCTCAAACCCTAATATGCTGGCAATTGTGACACCTTGAGACTCAGCGAAGTCAAATATAAATTGCGCCTCTATATCATCTCTTATTAGTTCTGTTTTTTTTTAAGCTCTTCAGCGTTGTCTTCATTAAGTTTGTCGATATCGCTATTGGTCTTTACATCTCTATATAGCTGGTTGTTTTCGTGTAGAAAATCAATTATTTCATAGATAACTTCAGGCTTAACTTGATTCTTCCACTCTTGAAAGTCATCATGATCAACAAAGAAAGGCTTCCCATTATTGTAGCAGATGTATTTTTCAAGTAGATAATCTTCAGCGCAATCATACTCCGAATCAGCAATCTTTGTAATTGCCTCTCCAGAAAGCATTGACGTATAAGCCCTAGCATTTATATCTGTGACAAGTGAACGAAATCTAACCACATCCCCATAAGACAAAGAGCGAAGGTGTAATAAACCTCCACCCATCGTCTTGAGAATGATAGGCTGAACCTCATTCACCATATAAGAACTAATGAAACTGTTTTTATCTAAGTTCATATTATGTCGCGTCTACAACTACGGGCTTATCCTTCCACTTATAAGTAACAGCATAAGTGTTGAGCGTATTCTTGGCAGTTGTTCTTGCTGCCTTTAAGCATATCGCTGGCCCTGTTTTTGTCTTAGCTGTGGCATTTGAGCCAAGAGGATAGGTGATAACTAATGTTTCAGTCGTTGCTACAATATCTTCAGTGTTAATTGTATCAACTGCGATAGCCACTGCCTCAACTGATCCATGATTTACAACGTCGCCAGATTCAAATTGCTCTGATGTTGCACCATCTGGCGTACAGTCTACTTCAGGAACTTCAGGCCCCGATTCTGTTAGTCCATCTTCAGCTCGATAAATAAAGCCTACTGATCCAAAGGCAAGTGTGCCCATTCCAACTAATCCAGCCATGCTATTTTCCTTTCTTTATGTTATGTAGAATACGTTTTTTGATAATTAATAAAGATGTTCTTTATTTGATAGTCTCTTCCTTGTCTCGATGGAAGATTGAAAGATTTTGATGTGTTTATATCTTGAAAGTATATCCCGCCCTCCTCATTACCTGTTGCGTCTAATTTAATATCACGGAAAGCATCGCGAATTAGAGTCACCACTCTTTCATGGCTGTATAGATCTTTTGTACCTAGGCCGACAGGAGCAAAGACTTCGATAATAACTATGCCTATTTCGGTATAGCACCTCTCAGAAGTGGAATTACCCGCTAAGTCATCGAAGCTGGATTCAGTTGATATTTTAACAAAAACACCGCCGCCTGAGTCGTCTTCAATATCCTCATTCTTATCTAAATAAATAGTATATAGATTCTTTGGAGTCGCTATTACCGATTTAAAAAATGAGTTAACCCTTGTTATAGTATCTAAGCTCATAAGCCAACATCATTTAAAGCTTTTTTAGATATCAACTTAGCGGATGCGACGTTTTTGCTGAACATCATACCAGCTGGAGCCTGTACAGACTTGCCGCGCTCAAGGCCGATTATGTAGCCTTGTCCATTAAAAGATCCAACGCCGTCATCCCGCCCTTGAACCGCATTAGATATATATAAATCAGATAATGGCTTAGCTTTATCGGCTATTTGTCGAGCTCTTTTTCCTGTTATTGTAGCAGTCTTAGACGTGTCTTTGAGATTCTTAGGAACTACGTTTGGGGCCCCTTCCTTTAGGATCCAGTTTGCCGTCGCTCGGCCAGTATCAACCGGAGTGTCACGGGCAATCTGCTGAAGCATAGTAACCGCAAATGATTTGTGATATTCAGAAGCATTATTTTCAGCTGTGTCTTTTATACGTTGAATGGCTTTAGTAATTGAGGTGGCCACTTAGCTTTTCTTCTTGACGGGCTTCTTCACCGCCTTTTTCGCTACTTTCTTAACAGGTTTTTTGGCAACTACTTTCTTTTTAATTGGATTGACTTTAAGCTTTTTAATCCAGCCTTTTGATAAATAATGCTCATAATATGAAATAGGAATATTATATTTCTTGCGAGGAAGGGGGGCACCTTTCTTGTCTTTCATTGGATTGGAATTGCAGAAAGTACGTTTGCCATTCAACCAGCAGACATGGTTAACCAGAAATTCTACTGAAACGCTCTTTTCTTTTTTAGTCATTAGAAATAACCCTCTGTAGATGAGTAAGGCGATATTAACGCGTTAAAGTTGCTTGTTACTTCGTGTAAGGTATCTTTAGAAGCTTTAGAGCCGAAGTTAACCCAATGATCTATTATGACCGACATAGCTTGAATTAGCATGTCTGGAATGTCATCACTTGTAGCGCCATAACCCGTTACAACTTCAATCGCTACTGAGTCAGTACTCCTTAAATTAGATGTACTTACGGCCGATTGATCATTAAAGGAAAGTCTATTAGAGGCGCTTAAGATGCCGCCGGATAATCTATAATCAGAAGCCGTTACAACGCTTGTGGAATTATCCGAAGCGTAAAGAGTTAGGCTATTAATTGCTGACACATTCAAAGTTGAAAGGGTGATTGTGTTTTGATAGGCTCTTAATCTGTCTGCGTATTCATCACGATTTAACCAAATTGTTAAAGTCTGATTGATTAATCTTCTGCCGGTATAACGCTCGACGTATTTTGTAGCGGTCTTAATTAATGAGGTAATTTTAGCGTCATAGGCGTCTGTATTTCGGAATGAATATAATTTTATCCCCGCCAGAGTGGTTGCCGGGTTAACTGGTGCCGTGGTTAATTCAGTTCTCATCACATCGCCTGTATTGATTATACTTATCTTTCTAATAACTTATATCAATTTTAGTGATATGCAAACACATAAAAAAGCCTCAGCATGCAGGGAGACACACCGAGGCTCAGGGCAGGGGAGATTTAAAAAGGTTATGGCTCTGGTGTTACTGTGTTTGCTTCGCCGCAGGGACATACCGCGCGACCAACCAACTCCGCAATAGTATGGACATGACCATCCATTCCACAGACTGAACCGGTCCGCCTCTTGCCTTCATAGACTATTTCGTGCCCTTCAGGTAAACTGTGCTTTTCTACATTGTATGGCATTTTATGTTATCCTTATGCTTGCGTCTTCAACAACTACATTCTGTGTGCCTGAGTTATTTTCAACAAAACTCTCTATATAGTCGCCGGTGTTTAATGTGAGGATTGCAATATTTGTTAGCCTGCTGCCCGTTGAGGCTGCGACACTGCCTTTTGTACCTGTATCAACAACTCCATTCACCGCAAAGTAAGTACTTATATTTCGCGTACCGCCGCCCGATGGGTTGAGTGTTGTGGATAGTGTAATAGAGACATCCTTTTCTTCTAGCCCTGTATATGTCCACCTGCCAGAAGAATCAAAAGTAAAGCGCTCTTTTTTAATGTCGTTCCATGTTCCGGTTATTTTTACAGGCGTTGAAATCGTCGCGATAACCGTCTCTGTTGCACTGCCAGAAAAGCTGCTAAATATCTCCGCCGTTGAAGCTCGCACATTAACAACCCCGCCGATAAAAATATTTGGATCTGCGCCGACCAAACTAGTCGCGCCAAAGAATGCCCCGCCCGTTGATATATCAAATACGCCACTAGTAATAGACACAAACCCCGTATAGCTCGCATCAATATAAAGATAGCTTTCTGTTGCAATTGGTCGCGCGTCACAAGTTGATATTATTAGCCTGTCAGAACTTGCCCCAGTTACCGAAAGCGCTGTGCCTCCAGTTCCCGCGCCTGAGTTCCACTGTAAAAGCTTGGCGGTTACTGTCCCGCAAGCTGTGCATAATATGCCATCGGCGCTCCCAGCCATAACAAAGTCATTCAAAGTAACAAAAGAAGTATCGGTGCATGTAGCTACCCGTCCAGTTCCCGCGATGCATATCACAAGGGTTAAGATAAGGCTGTTCATATCAGTACATAGAAAGATCTCTGAAGCGTTAGGCGCATTAAGAAAGCCATCATCCATCTTTATCGCTATACCTGCAACCGTGCTTGCGTCAAACATTGACCCCGTACCGGTGTAGGTGATTGTATTAATATCCGAAAACTTAAACGTATAAAAGCCCGTAGCGTCAATAAGTTTAAAATTATCTGTACCAATATTTAAATCAGCATCAAAAACATAACGCCCAGCGGGTAGTTCGTAAGAAGAGCCAACCAGAAAGCTTGAAATATCTGCAGGGCTTTTTATCGCTAGTTGATCATTTCTTATTTTCTCGTAGAGATCTTTTTGATCTGATAAAGTGCCAAAAATTGACCCCCATACTCCACCTACTCCCGGTGGCCCTTGCGGCCCTGGAGCTGCAACTACTATTCCGGTTCCATCTGGCTTTACTGTGATTGTATTCATTTAATAACCCCTATCGATAAATTCTATTGTGCCTTGCATGAAGATGGATTCTAAGCCGAATGAATCGGTAATAGTCATCTCATAAGGGAATATTCCATTCCCAACTGTGATTGTATCAGCTTCTAATATCTGTACAAATATTTGGCCATTGGTAGGAGCGGGGATATATAAACCAGTTGTGGTATTGTTACCGACTATAGGAAGTGTGAGAAGGATTGAGCCGCCGAGTGAGGCTTTAATTGTCATTACAAAGATATAACCGGTTAAATTTATTGCGGTGCCGTTATCTTCATAAGTTAGTGAGCTGGAGAAATCAAAACCTACATCAACATTTGTGCATGGCTGAGTTGATATTGTATAATCGAAGTTATTACAAGTGCCCATATTGAAACCTTATATTGTTTATATATCCATATAAGGCCCAATAGGGTGTTATTCTATTGCAGTATTAATCATAACAATGCAACTATTTCTTTTTAGTCTTGCGCTTAGTCTTGGTCTCTTCGACTGGATTGACAACCGCAGTTTCTTTTACTGGGTTGAATTTAGGCTTCTTATTTAGTTCGCAAGTACCATTAGAAACCCATGCCGACCCAAGGTCTCCAGGTAAATCAACGACATCACCCTTTGATACACAAATACAATTAACCCCGTTGGATGAATATTTAGAATCTTTTAGCATTTTATACATTTTTATTCTCCTTAGTTTATAAAAAAAAAGGCCGTCCCAATTAAGAGACGGCCCGTAATCAAATCAGCTTAAACTGAAAGATTATCCGCAAGTACCGCAACGGCGTGGCAAGTACCCGCGCCAGCAACAGTAACGATACGTTGGAATTGCTTGAGGTTAAACCCGGCAATCTGAACAGCTGAATTATCATCAGAAGCTGAAACGCTTACTAGATTGACACCGCCGATAATCTGATCGGCCGCGACATCAGTATAACCAGAACCACCGCCAACAGATGATTCTTGCAACTTAACTGTGATTGCAGTTGTTACCGCTTCTACGTGGATAATATGCTTTACAGCATACTTGAGAAGTGAGTTAACATCGACACCATTATCACCGCCACCACTAACAACTGTAGTAGGTAGGGATTCGATAACAGACAAACCAAAAATAAGATCTTTTCTCATAATCTATACTCCTAAGCTGTAGTTTTAAGGATTTTAAGAGCTTCGCCCTTAGTTACACCACCACTAAGACGCTTCTTAGACTTATAGGCAATGTTGGGATACTGAGTGAGATTGTCACGAAGGACAGTCATGCCCATACGATTGACCATTGTGTAAGCCTTAGCGAAGTTACCGAAGACAACGCCTTCAGCATTAGCAGCCTGAATATCCGCGGCTAATTCTTGGGCTTGGCTGATTGGGAAACCGGCCAAAGTTGCAGGAACGCCAACGATATTTGAAGGCTGCCACAAGAAATCACCAGTACCAACACCCGCACCAGAATCAGAGCGAAGCTTTCTTAGATCAGTGATACCAAGACGGTTAACTCTGAATTGAGCACCAGTTTGATAAGGAGCTTTAAGAGCGCCAATCAAATCATAGATGTCTTCAAGAGTAACTGAAGTACTTGCAGCTGTAGCAATACGCTCGATATCCTGGAAACCAGAACCATCAGCCGCAGTAAGAATACCGCTCATTTCGCCAACGCCATTACCAGACCAGCCAGAAAGGGCAATCTGAATCGCATAATCTTCAGCAAGTGAAGTTAGAACTTCGCCAACAATATCATAAGCAGAATCATTAATAAGGTCATCAGTGAAGACGGCAATACCATGAAGATTCTGAACAATAATATTAAGCTTATTAAATGTATTATTCTTGGTTTGGTCAGAGAAGTTCGCCATGTCTTTTTCCCAGATAGCGCCGTTGCTCTGGTTCATAACGATTCTTTCCCACTTATCAGTAGAAATATTCACGCCAGAAACAAGAGCCGGGAAGTCGGTATGCTCACGGACAAGCTTATCAATCATTGAATCCAAGAAAGGAAGAACAGTAACGCCGCCGAGTGCATCATCGCCGCTGTTATAATCTTTTCTTTCCAAGAAAGACTTAGACTCAGCAGTTTCGATAACTTGAATTTCACCTTTAGCAAGTGAGCGCAAGTTCTTACAGAACTCAGAAACTTCTTTACGCTTCTGGACATCGCTATCCATAGCGTTAAGCTCTTTAGTGACTGATTTTTGTGCTTCGGTTGACTTAACTAGCTTATCGATAATCTCGTCTTTTTCAGTCATAGCCGTTTCAATCTTGGCTTGCTTTTCTTCTAGTTCCGCAATCTTACCGGCTGAATTAGCCTTCTGTAGATCCGTAACTGATTTTTGAAGTTCTACGTTGTCAGCTTTTACGCCTTCAAGTAGCAACTTAGCGTCTTCTAATTCGCTCATGTTAATTACCTTTCATTAAGTTAATAAATATAGCCTCGTCGGCCTCTTTTTGTTTATGATCATCCACAGCATCACGCTCCTTTAGACCATCAAAACCAACGGCGATAAAACCCTTGGCCTCTTTCTGAGAAAAACCGACATCGCGTAGTTTCTGCTCAAGCTCTTTTTTGCTCAGTTCTTTTATAGACTTGACGCCTACTAGTTCAGCCTCTGGATTACAAGCATATGTAACCGGACTAATTTCATGTAAGTCAATAACATCTAATTTTGTGTTACCTTTACCATCAAATGATTTTCCACCTTGTGGAATACTGTAGCCAATAGAAAATTGTGTGATTTGACGCTTCTTCATTAAGAAATGTGTCTCGTCTGCACGTTGGATATTACCAAGATATAATTTACCCTCAATAACTAATCCTTTTTCATTTTCATAAATCTTAGTGTATTCTCCGATAATGTCATTGCTATTGTGTTGGAGAAACATCTTCACACCATGAGCGCCAGTTCTAGCAAGTGATTTTGTGAATGCGCCTTTCTGTACGATGTCGCCGACTAAATCAACGTTGCCGAAGGTTGAGCCATAACCCACGAAAGAACCATCCTCATGAGCTTTGATTTCAAAATTAAGGTTCTTATGTTCCATATGCATGGCTCTCTTTATAAGTTTTACTTATGTTAAATCTAATCTATATCATTTAAATCAATATACAAATAGCTATACTTTAACCTTGATATAACGGGAAAAGCAACGGCAATGGACCCTTTCTCCAATAGGTAGCGTCGAAGCAAGAGGATGCAAACCAAATCCAGACCCTACTTGAAAGAGCTCGTTTATTCCTATTGGTGCCCGGCGGTATCTACGGTCTGCTCTCGCGTGGGTGCCTCTGACTTTGAAGTCCCTCTTCGAGGCCCAATGCTTTTTTACAGTGAATATCTGCCCACGTTGAATCTCTTCAGCGCCTTCATGTTGCCCTCGGCTTATTCCATTCGCGGCTTCAGTTGTGCCGATTGTCCCGGCTCTATTTCTATTGCGCTTCTTTAATTCTCGAAGGATTTTTTCAGGCTGAAGATCTACCCCGGCTGCTTGGTCTACTGCAATTTGATCAGCAATTAGATCATCCATAATACTCGATGTCGTATTAATGATCTGAGTTGATGCCACTTGTGATTCCGCTTGAGCCCAAACTAAGAGCGCAAGTAATGCGGCCTCTTCTGAGGAGTTATCCTCTTCCAATTGCTCAGCTGTCAGCTTTATTCCATCGGGCCCAGATCTCATGTATGAATTTTGAAGGATCTCTTGAAGTGCTGGCTGTGCTCTTTGAATCTCAGAGCGTGCACCAGGTAAGCCAGTCTCCTTGAAGGATTCCTTCATAGCCAAGAATAAGAGGGAAAAGAACGCGATAATTTCACGCTCAAGCTTTCTTTCATTTCTAACTAATGCGGCCTCATGTTTACGTGCATCTTGTTTAGCCGATGGCATTACGACTCAGGATTGTTATTGTTCTGATTGCCGCCGAAGTCACCGAAGAATAGATCTTTGCTACCTGATTTAGGCTCATGACCTAGCATCTTGCGCGTCTCCTCTTGATCAATAACATTCTTTTCCCATTGCTTAAGAATAGAATCATTCTTCTCTGCAAATCGTGGGGACATCGCATCAACAGCGGAGATATCAGTCTTAATCTTAAAATTGACATCGTACTTGCGCGATAGGAATTTAGCTATATTTCCGTAAAAGTGCTGCGTCTTTGGGATGGCTGAGTTTTCATACAATGAGAGCTTAGCTTCTGATTGGTTGTTGAACGTTGAGCCAACAAACCCCAAGAGGAAAGGCGGATAATCTAAAGCATTGCAAATATCTGTAGCGCGTTGAACAATGCCGGTGATAAAATCCATCTCTTGCGCATTCATTGAGAACTTCTCAAACTTCATCGGACTATTAAAAACCATTATCTTGCCGCGATTCTTTCCGGTAGTCTGAACATTGAGCCGCTTAATTAAATCATCTACTTGCTCTTTAGTAAGTGCTTGCCCGTCGGTTTTCTCTTGAGATAGCATGCCGCTGGGCTTGCCTGCGTTCTTTAATATTGAGTTATTCCACTCTAATGCCCCGTTGTGCCCGTCGATTGAAAGCCCTGCGGCGGCCAGTCTTGATAAACCCGCTGTATCCGATAACGGATTATAAGTCTTATATAATACTAAATTGAATCGGCCAATAAGAGATGGTACATTTTCTACCCTATTGCCATCGATAACTGAGAACGTGCGACCAAATACCAAGCGCCTATCACCTGAATTATATTCATATTGGTGAACTCGGCTATCGCTTGAGGTTGTCTTGGAAATTTTATCTGGCCTGAGATATTCCAAGCCCGATACTCGACCAGCAACATTTTCTCTTGGAAATATGTAGCCTTCGCCATCGATGGAAAGTCCGGAAAAAACAGATTCAAGTAATAGCTCTTGATCATAATCAGTAGATGGGTCTTCAATTGCTTGGATGAATGACTTAATAAGCGGATTTGAAATAGAGATATCGACCTCTTTATCATCAAGAAAGTATTTGAGAGGAATGCTATTCATTGCCTCGGCTGTTCGCTTGATACACGTATTTACAATAGTGTTCTCGATGTATCCATTCTTTGATAAACTTGCGTAGTCTGTGCTTAATCTTAGGATCTTACTAAATTCTTCTAATGTGGTGATTGTGGCACTTGTTGGTGCGCTTGTAGACTTTGAGAACCAAGATTTTAATCCAAACATAATTTGCCTTATATTAGTTTATCTTATACTAATAGCTTAATGTATCAATAAAATCAATGTATGATAGCAGGCACAAAAAAGCCCGCTCGAATCTACAAGCGGGCTAAGGCGTTTGTTTAATTAATCTAAAATTACCCAGTCTTCAGCGAGCATGTCAGTCTGAGAAGCAAGCCAGCCATTTACAATTGTCCCATCAGCAGCCTTCATGCAGAGGTAAGCTGTGAAATTAATTGTGAATGGACTTCCGTTTGAGGCTTGCTTGTAATCGCCTTTGAATTTATCGGCAATATGTTGCTTCACTACATCAGGAATACTTTTAACGTTTTCCACAACAACTTGAGCGGGTATGCTATCGGCTGGGCGCATAAAAACAAACATGTCTTTGCCATTCCAGCCTTTGCGAGCAACGGTTAAACCATTCTTAAGAGCTTCTATTGCATGCCCAAAAGTCATTAATGGAACAACCGTAGCTCCCTCAATGTGTATAGCACCCTCAAGGGCATCATCCTCGATTTCTTGCATTGGGCCGTCAGGCCACTGAACTAGAGTTACTCCTTGAGAAGCAGAACAAAGACGGTTTGCCTCTTCAAACTGTTTCTTAGGACACCAAGATTCATAACCATCTGGGTAGATAACCAAGTAGCCTTCTTCATTATCGTCTTTACAGTCTAGTCCCTTAATGTTCATATAGAACTCATACTTGTTCAAGGGCCTAGCTTCAACTATTTTAACACCGATATATTTGTTCATTTTTTAGTTCCTTTATTTCTTGGTTGGATTGAAGTGAGATTTCTTGCTACCATCGATAGCCATGTCTTTAAAAGGCTTGAGTATCTCTTTCTGCTTAGAAGTGAGTTCTCTTTGGATTATCGGTGTGTCTTTCGTGTAGACATCGGGGCCGCGCAGATCCTCCGGCAAAGTCCGTATAGGGAATACTCCTGTGTTTTTCTCCCTCTGCAACTCCTCGATGACTTTCCAAGCAAACTCAACCTCTCTAAGAACTGCTACAATTGTTATAGCATCATCAACACTTTTATTTAGGGTTATCAAATACGCCCCGTAAAACTCGTTCTTAGTTATCATACTTCCTCCCATTTAATATTAAGTTCTTCGCCGATCCAGCTGAAGTCTTCTGATAATTTACGAAACGGTGAGTAGGTTATATTCCAAGCTACATGTGAAGAATCTTGAAAAGCTACCTGTATTACATGCTTTTCTCCACTCTCCTTAAGTATCCCCGGATAAAACGCCCCATCCCTAAACACGCGCTTAGGCTCTAACTTGCGGAGGATCGGATAGAAACCTATATTCCCAGATCCACATTCAACAGCTGTGCCATCATCATCCATAAAGAATTCACCCACTAAAGGCTCTCTATATTCTTCTAAGTGTTCAAAGCCTTCTATCTCTGGCATATCAAATACTACTCTCATAACCCTAAGTCTCCTTTTAACCAGTCAATGTATTTGCCTACTCTTCTTTCTGCCAGTGTTGAAAAAAGCTTACTCCTCCGCTTCCTTGTCAGGCGGTGCTTTTTGCGCTTCTTATCTGGCTCAAGGATTTCTATTCCTTTGACAACAAATAATGGCTGGATACCAAAGTCATTTAAAGTTTTTCGCATCTCGTCAATGCTTTGATTAGACACATGAAGGTCAGGATCAATAGTTACTATTCTCTTCCTCACAACAACCCCCACCCTATACGATTCTCGGCCTCATTCTTGACTTTCATTAACATCGCTACTCTCCTTGCCTCATTGTTGCGATTGCCGTTGAGCTTAGCTATCTCGCTCAGGCACCACTGGACTATCTGCTTATAGGTCACTATTTACCTCCACACTTACTATTCTAGCTTTATTTAATACATTCATTAAAACATTAAAGTTCTGTTCGGCTATATCTTCTGAGTCAAAATTAAGTGTATCTTTCCATCCACCGCTATTCTTAATTATGACCGCCTTCTCACATAGGTGTATTGAACTTATATCTTTTAAAATAAAAGCGTTTTTAGTACTCATTTATTCCGCTCCTCATCTTCCTTAAACCTTCTTTTTAATCTCTTTAATTCAAACTTAGAGGTTAAATAAGCCTCGTGAGTCTCGAAACCATTCTTCTCAGTAAGTCTTTCAACGTGGTCGAGTCGACAAATTAGCTCATCCACTAATTTTATAGCACCATTATTATTCATTCCTCCTCCACCTTGGCAAACTGCCTTAAGAGTCGGCCACGCGGGATCAACTCCAGATTGCCGTCTTTGCGAATATACTGGATGCATAGATTATTATAATCAGCGCCGACTATCCGAATCGTGTTCTTACCGGGTTCCATTCGACACTTTCGCGTCCACTTCTCGCCGATCATGATAATTGAGACTTAAGTAGCTTATGGGCCAAATCTAATGCACAGTCGAAAGCTTCAGGAACCATAGTGCCTGCACAATGACAGGAGAAGTATTTTCCAACTAATATTTTTTCACATTTACTGTAGTCTGATATATCATCATCACACCAGCCCCACGAAAGTTGGCCGTGTTTATTATCTTTTCTGACTAGTGAGATCTCCCAGTCTGAATCCCTAGATCCTTTGGCTTGCACTATCCATTCGTCGATCATGAGTTGCCCCTACTTAGAAATAAACATACGTTGACTATTACCGCCAAGACTGCCAGAAGCTTGTAAATGGGTGGCGTGTCGAATAAGCCGTGATTATTCACCGCCTCAAGCAATTCTTGCTCAAACTCTTTACCCGCTTTCCCCATTTTCTCAAGAGAACCCGAATCTTCATTTACTTCTGTGAATTCCGGAAGGTTCCTCTGGTGCTCAATATAGGCTGCTATCTTATGGTTCATTTGCTTATCCTCCTGATTGCTCGATTTACTTGAAGCGCTTGCCCCACCATCCTTTTTATCAATGTCTCGGCAACTCCAGTTATCCTCCTTCGCCCCTGTTCCCAACTCTTGACCGCATCAATCGAGCAACCCATCTCTTTTGCAAGACCTTCCTGAGTTAGGGCTAGGAGTTTTCGGTGCGATTTAAATTCGTGGTTGGTCATTACTTTTCTTCGGTTTCGCTGACGACGTCATAAGGCACATGCGTTGTGCTGGCTATTGTTCCGCCGCAACCGTCCGGTGTCGGATAGGTATCCGCTTTCATTTCAAGCGCCTTTGTTCTGACTGTGGTATTCCTAAACACCGTGTCAAAATTGTCTTTCATTAAGATTACTTTTTCGGCGGCGTGTTCTTCTCTAAGCCTTAAGATTTCTTCGCGCTGGATAAGTCTTACTTCGCGAGTGTCAGCAGAAGAAAGACGCGCGTTCAATTCTTGCTCAAGAGATTCTAAATCACCATAATCTTTGACTTGCAGTCTAAGATCTTTTACTTGATTGTTAAGCGCGACATTGCTTTTCGATAAAGTCTCACATAAATCTTCAAAGTGATCCGCCTGTTCTAATCTTTCCTTAAGCTCTCCAGCTACCATTGCGGGAAGTCCGGCTTTCAATACTTTGTTTATCTCATTCTGTGTTTTCTTAGTCATTTGCTCATTTCCTTTTTTAGGTTAAGTATAAATATAGTGTACAATGTACACCTCTTCAACCACAAACATAAAGAAATATGAAACAATCTTTAGTGATTAGCCGAAGTAGATCGCCCGCTTATTTAATTGATCCCAAACCCAGTAGCGCAAAGCATCGCAGGCGTGATTCCAATCATCTATTGGCTTATTAGTGAATTCGCCCTGCATACCATCTTTTGCTTCCTGGTACTTATAGGACTTGAACTCTTTACGGAGATTAGGAGAAGCCCCAACGATATTAAGAGGATATTGCTTGATTAGGGCTATACCGGCCTCGATTGAGTCCTTGCCCTTAGATACGCCAGTTACATTCCACTGGTCAAGTTGAAGCTCTTTAATAGACTTAGGCTCTGCTGAGTCGGCAATTACTTGATCGCGCCCTACATTAGCAGATTTAAGCCGGTCACTTATGTTATCGATATCTTCGCCGATATTACTTCTATTGATTAGGCCGGTCTTATAAACAACCTCTTCAAAGTATAATTCACCACCTGATAAAGCACAGCGTATTATCGCCGTTGGATCATTAGTGAAACCAAAGTCTAAGCCATAGCCATACTTCTTACAGTCTTCTCTGGCTGGGAAAGTATCAATGTTTGTGTACTCATCGAAAACGAGACCTTTAAGCGCATTGCCCCAAAGCCCCAACACATAAACCCGATAGTAATTAGATTCTTTGCCGAGTCGCTCCAGCCTTTTAATAACATCAATATTGCCCTGGCTACAGAAATCATTATGTAAATAAGTCGTATGGAGTAAAATCGTGTCTTCAATCGGTGACTTAATGAAAGTATGGGAGCCGTCTTCTTTCTCATAGCTAGACTTGGGCGGAAAAAAGAAATCATTTATCCAGCCTTCCTCTGACTCTGGATTGAATGTGAGAATCATCTGAAGCAATACGTTATTATCTGGATGGCGAATAGATGTATCAGATTTTATAAAGTCTTCTAATGAGATTTCGTCGGCTTCTTCGATCCAAACAAATGAGAGGTTATTTATAGACTTGAGCTTCTGAGCCTTATCTAATCCACGGGCCAGCATCTTATTGCCGGTAGGAATATGGGTAATCTGGAGCGGTGACACAATAGAGTGAAATTCTTCCTTCCACCCGTAATGGTCGATAATATCCAACATTGTGGCAAACTGGGAATCTTTTACATCGCCGTAAATCTTACGCAAACAACAACCTTTAAAATACCTCTCAGAGCGCATGAGCATTACTGCCTTCAAAGCTGCCTGATATGATTTGGCCGAAGATCTGCCGCCCATCATTACAATATAACGATTGCGAGATTTTAGGACATGCTTATAAAGTCGGCTGGATGCCTTAATTTGTTGCTTAGGTGGAGATAAAACCGTCGTCATCTGCATCGGCCTCTTCTCTTGTGACTATTTCCATGACAGTTACTGCGATGTCACCCGTCACATCAATATCAACTTTATCGCCGTATTTTTTAGGCTTCATTTTACCGAGCACCCATTTACGGGTATCAATTCTTAGTCGAGCTCTTTGGATTGCTTCTTGATTGACAACCTTCTTCCCATCGCCGATATCTATATAGTCATTCACACTTTCATCCGCAATATCGAGCATCTCATCGAATATAGCATCAGCCTGTTTCGCCCGTGCGCATGTGTATTGGGTCTGGAAGTCCTCATTTTTATTCAACCAAGATAAGACAGTATTCTTCGCTGGCATCCCTTCCCTTTTACATATAGTTCTTAGGCTATCCCCAGAGATCAAAAGAGTGCATATTTCATCAGCTATCTCTTTTGTGAACTTAGTTGGAACTCCCATAACAATCTCCTATTAAATTGTGCATGCATTTAAGTGCTTCTAACTCGGGGGCCTATGGCTCATCGTCCCAACGCACACTAAATGGACTCACCCGCTTTCTTAATCTAAGCTTAACTAGTGTCACTCAAATCAATACCTTAACCTACCTCTCTTACCCTCTTTTTCAACTTACCTGATCGATGAGGCTATAACCCTTCCAGAATATCAATACTTATTTCACCCGCTTCTATCTTGTCGGTCAACTCTATAGTATTCAGACCAGTCCTCTTTTGTAGTTTCCTTAAAACAAGGCTGCTATCTTTTGTTAATTCCTTTAGTTTGTCCATTGTTAGCTTTGGATTATCCACAACCTTGCATGTTAAATCGCCTCGTACATTTCCGCAGTCAATACATATAGCTTCGCCTGTAACTAGATTAAATTTAACAAATCGGCATGGACATTTACCATAAGCTTCATGGAAATCACCGAACACTATTGGCGATTCAACTTCTGCTTTTTCACTCTCATCAATAACTACAGGAAACCCCATTACTTTTTCTGCTTTAGCTATATGATCCATCTCACTCTCCAAATATTAAAACTGCTACCACTATCAAAAAGCTAGATACGAAAAAGAGACTCACCTCGTCCACCCTTCGCAGCTGTCAGCTAATTCAGGGCAATCTTTCTTGAACTGCCTAAAAGTATAACCATGAAAAAAGGCATCACATATTTGCTGTTCATCCTCAAATCCTAACTGCTCAGTAAACTTAGTACTAATTGACTCTTTAACCTCACCTGTGGCCAGTTGATAGGTCGCTACTACGTCACAACCCTCAGCAGTAGGCGTAAAACTAGTATTTAATGGCCTCTCTACTGAATTATTCTTCCTGGTCAATCTCATTCTTCTTCTCTTGGGCTTATTCATCATCTTTATCCTTATTAGTTAAACTCTCATACAACCTGACGCCTGCCCCCCATAGCGGCGGCTTAAGCGATATACCCACGCCTTCCTCCTTAATATACCCTGTATACTCGAATTGTGTTATAGGGCTTTTAATGGTCGTTGTGCATGACGTTAAGAGCATGATTAGTATTAAGGCTTTCATCCCCAATATCCTCCTTGATCAAGCAATATCCATATAACTAAAACATCAGCGATTGACCATCCCATATGATAATTATCTCTCTTTTGACCATGCAGTAACCCTCCACATATAAATTGAAGCACTAATAACGTCATCATTATCGTTTGCGGCCAATTCATCCTTTCACCTCTTCCTTCTTCACCTGTAAATTCTGGCATGATCCACACCTTTCAACATAAATATTCTCCGGGACCGGAATAAGCCCCGGTCTTTGGCATTGGTTGCACTTATTACTCATCTTTATCCTCTTCCTCATCATTGAAATGTATCTCAACAATATCATTATAATCTTTATCTAAATCATGATACTTAAAATGCTTCTCAGCGTTTTCTTTTTTCCTAAAGAACGCTAAATAATCATTACCTTCATAAGAATAGCTCTGTAATATTCCGTAACAGATCATCTCTCATCCCTCATTATCTTCAACTGCCTCTCAAGCCACCTCATCCCGTCAACGTGATATTGCCGGTTTAAGTCCTTGATTATCTTGTCGTGTTGCTCTGGTGTTAGACTCATCCCTCACCGCCTTCTAAATCTTCAATTATCTTTCTGTAATTATCTGGGCAAGTCTCCCAAAACCATAAGTCCTTAAGTGAGGATATAGCCAACCCTATACCAGCCTTCAACTCGTCGCGCTCTTTTTCGAGGTTCTTGATTTTATCATAATTCAATAGCCTATCTTCTGCTAAATCGTACTCAAGTTTACACATTGTGTTTTGTCTGCATGATATTTTACCCCCTGAAGAAAAACGCTTCCATTCTTCGTCAGCTTTTTTTAGAGCTTGAACTAAAAATTCTCTCTCTGATAAATCATATTCACTCATTTTATCCCCATTCCGATTGCTTTTGGATTATTCCACACTGATAAATTACTTGTATTACCACAACCGCTATAACCTCTCCTTCTAAAGCTCCTAACTTTATTACATTTCTTACAGTATGAATATTGGTAAATTCCATCATAAGTTAAAACTTGTTGGCTCCATACTGTCCAATCATGCTTAGAAAATAAACTCATCTATGTAACTCCTGACTAATTAACCTTCTTGATTTCCACGCAAACTCACCTTCGACCATTTCACCATACCCCTTACTCACAGCCTCCCCTTGCACCTTATCGACGCCTCGGCAGTATCCGAAAACAAACGCCATAGCGCAGAGTATAATAGCCATTATCCAAATTTTCGGGGCATCGGATATGTGCTTTTTGTTGGTGTCGTCGAAGTCGATCATTTAGACGCCTCTAATAAAACAATATTACCATGACCTTGAACGCGCTCATCAATCAAATACTTCCCAGACTTGAGTACTGCGGTAAAGCATAATTTACATAAATCGATCGTCTCCATCTCTAAATGATCATAATAAGACCGCCCATCGCCGTCATCAAAATGCCTCAATACCTGCATGACTTTTTTACTTACATCTTTTTGTGACTTACATACATCACATTTAATAATTATTTCCTCACTCACGCCTCACCTCGCACGAATAGCGCTGCTATCTTTTCTGCTGTGTTCATGATTTTCCCCACTCAATTTTTAACTCTTCGCCGATCCATTCGAGTTCATCCTCTTGGCGAAGATCCCCCATCCAAAAACCATCACCTTTTATATAATGAGCAACGTATTGATCATTAACGAAACCCCATTTCACCGGATAAAATGCCCCATCCTTAAACACGCGCTCTGGCTCTGGCACCTCGGATGAAGTGGCGGGGCGAACTATGTGACAAGCTTCAATGAAAGGCGCCGTTAAGTGCTCACCTAGTTTTATAGTATTTTCAAAGCGACCATTGGGCATTGTCTTAACTTCGCAGTAATACCATTTATCCGGCTGGATCTTCAAGTGGTAGACGGTTTGCCCACAACCTCCAGCGGTTACGATTGACCATTCATTAGACGAAACCAATTGATACTCATACCTATATTCAATGAAATCGAACCCCGCCTGATCTTCTTTGGTGATATTTTTCCACTGTACTAAATTCGTTACTTGATTCATGATTTTATCGCCTCTTTAAAATATTCCCAAACTTCATCATTTGACATTTTAACATTATTCACATAGTAAGAATAAACCCCGTCAATAAAGGTGAATGTCATCATAAAGCTTCTATACTCTGGAACGTGAACCGGTAATGCTGGCTTTGGCACCTCGGCTTCTGTGGCGGGGCGGATAGACAAGTATTCACTGATTCGCACCTCATCCCTTTCATTTTCGTCGATGATGAATTTACCAGATAAAGTATTGACATCACCCTCAAAGTCTGTCACATAAAGCTTATCCGGCTCGATGACTAGGCGGTAGACAAAATTTAAATGCTTATTATGAGATAAATCGTAGTCTCTGAATGGCTCCCACTCTTCATTAACTTGCCTTTCATACTTATACCCCTCAAAATCGAAACCCGCCTGTTCTTCTTTGCTTAGGTTTTTCCACTGTATTAAGTTGGTTACTTGATTCATGTTAATCTCCCTCTCTTGGGTCATATTCTTCTGTTCTGACTTTGGACTTGATTGTGTAATCGCAATGTCCGTATTCTTCGCCGTCGTGCTCGTCGTTATCTTCGCAGTATTCGTGAATATTATCTAGCGCATCTTCAATACAATTGCCCGCAACTCTAAACTCTGAGCCGCTATTGAATTTAATATCAAAGATGTATTTGCCGCGTGTTTTGGTTAGTTCACTCACGATTTGCCGCCTTCTATATCTTTCATTTTTCTAGCCGCTTCTTTCACATATATCTTGTGCTCATCCCAATCGCTGAAGTGATTAACCCAAGATCTCATCGCCTCCCAATTAGACCTCAAATCGGCGTTTTGTTTTTCGAGGTGCATAATCTGACATGTACTAGAGCAGAAATCATCCGCATAAGCAAAAGAAGCCTCATCCTCGCATGTACTATTTTTACACTCGCTCATGCCTCACCTGCCTTGGATTCTTTATGTAATTTAACGAGATAAGCGCCGACGCCTCCCGATTCTGTGGCCTTCTTTGCGGCCTTAACTATCTCTTTCACTTCTGCGTCTGGTATCCAGATGTTCTTTCTCATAAGCTTCCTTAATTGATTACACCTAAAATGCCCGCACTAATCAAAGTGCGGGCTCAATTTCATGAGGTATATCTATTTAGTTAGAGCATTTTTATAACTTCGCTTTTATGATTAAAGCCTCTTCATAGGCTACTATTTCTATTTTCGGGCTACTCATCTAAAACTTTCGCCCTGACAATTAACTATATATGTGTGTATGCACCTGCGCAAGTGCTAAGCAAAAGAAAAGCGCGATTTTATCCGCGCTCTCGGGGTTAAACCTCAATAAAATTTATATCCGGAAACTTAAACAAAAACAACTTTCTCTTGATCTTATAGACTTCAGTTTTAAAGCCCTTGACATCAACGACAATAATCCTCTTTGTTGCAATATCATAAAATCGAAAGTCAGCAGAATAGGTTATCATCCTATTGATTTTGCCTTCATATTTAAATGTTTCCTGCAGAATAAACTTAGGCTGTAACTCCAAATCCTTTATAATTCCAAGCTCTACCATATGCTTATATTTCAGATACCAGTTCTTCTCTTTTATCGAGTCGAACTTATGACCATCACACATGATTTTTTTATTTTTGTACTTTCTTTTCTTGGGAAAATTATTCACCGTTGATCCCTCTTTTTTATATATTCTTGCCTAGATTGCCTCATAGTCGGGCCTCTTCCCCATAATTTCTTACACCCTGCTCTATGACTATGGCACATTGTTACCCAATCATGAGGGTAATAATTTTGCTGTGTTTTTGTTCTGCGTCCGCAATTTTCACAAGTCATTTCTCAAGCTCCTCACTTTTCGTCGCCTCGTTCGCTATATTCCAGGCCGCCGACATTTGATATCCAGACGCGCAGCTTATCTCTAAGTGTTTTTTGATATTATCCAAAGCCTCCCTCATTCGCTTGTTTTCCTCCTCTACTCCTTCAATCCTATTGTCGCTATCTTCCATCCTGCATTGTGGTGTACAGAAGTCTCTCTTGGTTTTGTAACCGCACTGAGGGCAGTTTTTTAGCTCGCTCATCCTCTACTCCCCGCGTTGGTCTTGGTCATTTTAGCGACTGTTTTAAAATTGGTAAGATTTTTGTGGGCTTCATTCTCAAATATATCGATGTTGGTTGTCTCTAAGACAATTTCTCGATAAAGTATCTTTTGGCCGGTGGTCATTTGCTTATAGCCATTCATTTCATAACCTTCATGGATGAATATGTGAGAAATTAAATCTTTCATCTCCTCAAATCCTTGCCTTCTGCATTAACACACTCGCACATCTGGTCTACCTCACCCCCGCATTTTGGGCAATCTCTGCCGCCGTGACCCCTGAGATTCATTATCACCCATTCGCCTCTAAAGCCGCAATCTTGGCATTCGTATATTTCTTTTAGTTCACTCATCCTCTACTCCCTGCGTTGGTCTTGGTCATTTTTCGCTCTACTCTCTTTTCGATTCTACCCAATTTTAGAGTTTCATTAGAGTTTAAAAAATTCTCAGCGGCTCCATTAGCTTCAAGTTTATGTATAACCTCAATAAGGAAGTTAATCTCATTATTACGCTTTTGTAAAACCTTATCGAAATCCTCAATTACACGGGCATTATTTAAAGCTATTCCTTGATAGTTTGGTTTCGTCCTACAATATTCACATTCACAGCTCATTTTCTATAATCCTCACTTTTATTTAACCTCAAATCCTTCCCTGTTGCGTTGACACACTCGCTCATTTTAATAGCTCCGGTGTTGTGTGGATGTCGCCGATTATTTTAATGTAGTCTACAGGTATAGAATGGCTGCCAAGTCTAGTACTAAGCCTAAATGATGAATAGATGTATTTTATTTCAGCTATTGAGTATTCGTTTCCATTCTTGTATTGGCATATATCCCCCTCATAGATATCCTTGCCGTTCTTATCTTGGAGGCCGGTGAATTGCATCGTTGGATAATCATCATACCAAATGACGTGATGTTTATTTCCTGATACAATTTGCTCCCATGATATTATTTGCTGAGAAGTCTTTGACCATAATCTAAATTTAATTTCTCTCATTTTCGATAATCCTCCCCTAATACATGAAAAACACCCTTAGCAATCCTGGAACTTATCCGGCCAGTGTATCTTTCTTCCAATTGATTTGGCTTTAAGTTTGTTGTGATAATAGTTTTCAAGTTATTCTCCTCTCTTATTTTGAGGATACCGGCAATTTCACCTGAATCCCGTTTATCTTCTTGGCCTAAATCATCGATCAATAAAACCTTTGCACGATAAAAGCGCTTGAGATTGTACTGGTTTGTGTCGAATGTCTCAGTCTTCAGAAGCTTAACAATATCAATGGATGAGTAATAACCGGCATCTTGAATAGTACCTATGTCTTTTGTCCGGTACATTCCTTTAAGCCCTAAGCAAGCCATGATATATAGAGATAATCTAGTCTTACCATTTCCGTAATTTTCAGATGCAAAAGTGATATTCCAGTAATTAGAATTACAGAACTTGGAAATTATATCAGTGGCCTTCTTTGTCGTCGGGTTCTTCTCCCAGGAATTAACATGTCTTAACTCCATTTTTTCAAAGTCTTCCATCTTCACAGACTTATAGGCTTCTGGCAATACACTCAGTATCCTTCTGTAGACGTTTCTATTAACCTCTAGTGCCATTTTGTTGTAAACACGTGTTTCGCATTGGTGAGAACAAATAGAGGGCTTAAAGATACCTGCATCAATTCCAAGGATATTCTCGCATTGATCGTATTCTATCTCTTTTCCACATTCCATACAATTTGTAATCATGTCCAGCTATCCCCTTTGCCGATTGTGGTTTGTACTTGGTCAGCTTTCCCGACTTCTTCTTCCCAACAGCGATTATTAATCCAAGTGCTCATATTTTTCCATTGAGGCACAAAGCTCCCAGTTCTGATTGCCATGTCACGTTGGTTGATGATGCAATCGAGTAATGGTTTAAGATCTGGAAGTACTTCTTTCCAGTCCTTATGTTTTTTCATAAAATTAGTAAACTCTGTTTGGTTGCCGTTCTTGGTTCCTGGATAAGCTTTCCTAAATCCATCAAAAATACCTAACTCGTTTTCTGTTTTTTGCTTAGTTTTTTCTTCTTCTATTATCTTCTCTTCTATACTCTTCTCTATATTGGGTTTAGTTAGGTTATCATTTAGGTTATTGTTAGGTTCTTCATTAGGTTTATTAGGTTTTTTTGGGCGACCACCTTTCGAGCCATTAGTCTTTGATGTAGAAGACCTTCCATCTTTATTTCCCCATTGTTCATCGAGAAAGCTAATTTTAACCAAACCAGAACCTAATATTTTTATAATTCCTTCTTCTTCAAGAGTTAGGATATTTTTTAGGTTATTTCGGAATCTCTTGTCAACGGTCTTTTTTGGAAGGATACACTCCCTTGACCAGTATAGAGAACAGAGGCCAATGAAGACGCCTTGAGTCTCGAAGTCTTCTAATGTTATATCGCCGTCGTTCCATTCAGAACAATAGAATTTAAAGTAAGGGTGAGTCTTAGCCATTACTAATCATCCTCATAAGACTTAATTAACTCACCATTGTTAAAATATTTCATTTTATGGTGTGGATGAAAATTATTAGTGTGGTAGTCACCATCAATGCAAATATCTAAATTCATGCTATGGTTAATCCCGCAGATTGTGCCCATAACTCCGCACGCTTCAACACGCATACCAATTAAAACAAAAGGCAAGCCCCTTTGGTTTTGGAATCGCTCAAGCCCGTAAGTTTTAAATAAGTCGGATACATGCCATTTATGATTAAGTTTTACTCTTAGGAATTTAACTACCTCAAAAAAATCTTCATAACCACATTCGGCTAAATATCTAAAACATTCGGCTTTAGCTTGTGATGGGGTTTTCCCGCAAAATTGATTAATATAATCGCCTGAATCTTTCCAAAAAACGTCATAGATGTTCATGGTAATTTTCCAATAAAGAGAAGGGCAAAAAAGTATTTGGTTGAATTGCGCTTCTACTGTTAGCCTACTGTAAAAAATATTGGGGAAGGTACAGTAGAAGAAAACCTTTGCTTTCGCCACCGGTAAGCCGCTAAACTCATTTATCCGATGCCCCATAATAGAGAATATCACCATACCCCGCTTGGGGCTTATTTCAACTGTCTAACTATTCAAATCTCTATGAACATGCTCTCTTGCTGTGCATAGGTCGCCGATAACTGCCTTGATCTCTTTATTCTCAAAGTCGACATCATCAAACATAACTGACAATTCACTTAAGCTTGCTATTGCCTCAGTAAATTTAATAATGCACTGCTCTTTTGTTGCTGCTATATGATCAATATCTTTCATCCTTCTCTCCTTTCCGTTAATCCCGCTCGGGGCTTATTTCAACTAGTAGTCGCCGTTATCAGTATAAATAACCGTAGCTGTACTTACTGGAAAGCTGGCGGTGTTTTCTCTAATGTGCTTAATCTTAGATTCTTCTGGAAGTCCCATATCTCTTAATTGAAGCTTTATCGTCCAATAAGCTTCAGCATCGGATGGGGAAACTGCTGCCACTGCTGAGCCCATACCATACATCCCTTCGCCTTTGTATAGATATATTTTCATCTCACTCATACATCTCCTTTTCGCCGCTTGGCCGGGTTAATCTTTCTGACTATCATTAAATAACTTACATATTAAAATCGCGTGTTTCTCTAGCATGTCGGTTGCAATCCACCAAGTTTTTGAACTGGTAGAAATAATGCCATAAAAACTAGTCTCTCCGACTTTCTTTACTGTCCATATCTCACTCATACCTTCTCCTTTTTAACTACAGCCATCTTTGATGAGTCTGTTTTTTCTCCGCAATCATGACAAGTATAATGCGAATGAATGTCAGAAAGCGCTGAAAATTTATCCGCTAACCATCTATGACGGCACTTAATGAACTCTCCACTATGCCGATAGAGACTGCATAGGCTTCAATATCTTTTGCGTCCTGCTCTGGATAGCCCCACATATTCTTATCAGAAAAGCAATATGGAACTATACCGGGCAATTTATCGCCAGTTTGGATATACCATTTAAGAGAGGTAAGTAAATATTTTAACCCACCGCCATGAGTGAAGTTGGTATTCCACCCTCTATCATTCCACATAAAGACTAATTTATTTGTGTAGTCATCAAAAAAGTAATACTTACCATTTTCAGCGATGCATATAAAGGCAGTATAGTCTTTACCGTGAAAGAATTTTCGACCCCTTTCTGATATGAATTGAATTAATTTATTGACGTTTTCCAATCTAGATAATCTTGCATTCATTGGTAATTTCTCCATAAAAAAACCCGCTCAGATCTAGTTGAACCGAGCTCTAAACGTAAGCTCCCTAGATAAGGCGGGTAAAATTATTGTTTACTTTGTTTTCTAAGACGGGTTCAGCGCCTTTTAAGTATACCCCTTTTTATGTCGCTATCGGTTGAACAGGTTTTTACACCAGGGGTATCTCTCACCATACCCCGCTCGGGGCTTATTTCAACTGTCTTTCTTATTGTATGCTAAAAGAGCATTATAGGTGTACATGATAGGAATTAATGATAACGAGGCTGATAATAATATTATTATCGCTGTTCTATACCATGAAAATCCATATGCGAAATGATTAGTTATTAATATAGTTAATCCATGACTCTGTAATAATAGATTCCATTTAAGTTGTTGATCACTCACAATTCTCTCCTTTATATTGGTTAATTCTACGACAAAAAAGCTTTGCATAAGGTTAGTCTTTCTTAGCCAACTCTCTCATAGCTTCTTGGATTTGCTCAATTGTTGGCCTATTCAATAGTCCGTATTTTGTAGCCACATATTCGACAATTTGTGGATCGCTCAGTAATTTTGCAATGATAGATTTTCCGTGTTGCCGACCTCCATCAATTATGAGATATTTTCTCTCACTCACCTTTTGCCTCTGCCGTTGGGGAAATCAATATCAATCAAGGCGTTAATTGATTTATTAGTATCAGCCAATAATCTACTTTTGTGATATGTATATATTGTTGCTTCCTCAAGAATGAACCTAAAACCTTCCTCTATTGTTTCAAAATATGAAGCTGTATGATTCGCTTCAAACCAATATTCTTTATCAAACCCAATAAAAATTTTAAACTCATCATCACTTAAACCCCTAAACAAAGGACTTTTGCCCATATGTAACTGTATGACTTTAAGAACGCAGCCGGAAAAGCTTGTTGTGAATCCTGAAAAAATAGTTGATTCCCTTATTAATTGGGTAATCTCCAATCTAAGAATTTGAAGGCTTTTATTTTTTTTACTCACCTTTCACCTCTACCGTATAAGTCCCAGGTTTTTTATAAATATGCGATTTTTCTTTATTCACTGTACCATCTCCCCAGTCGATTTTTGGATTTTTTGACCCAGTATATTCTCCAGTTATTCCCTCAAGGCTAAAATGACTATCACCCTCAACCATCTCCACATTACTCCCCTCGATCAAGTGTTTGTTCTCCTCGAATATGCGCTGGTTCTTGGCTTTCTTTTTCCACAGCTTAGAGTCTTCCCACTGCGGAGTCCTGAAGTTATTGGCTACCTTCGAGCCTTTGCCGGATTGGTTACTCACTTCCTTCTCCAAATTAAAGCTTTTGGCTTGAATATTTCCTCTACCTCAGTGAAAGAAACAACTCTTGAGCACCCGAGAGTTAAAGACCTCTTCTCTGCGTTTATATCTTTCACTATCCCCATGGTGCCAGCTCTCAAAGTGACCTCCATTCCTATGCCTAAGTACCTATCTAGATCTTTCATCGTCTCAACCTCTTCTCTACTATTTCTGTTAGTGTCTCGCTATAGCCGCATTTTGTGCAGAAGATGCCGCAAGGCTTGGCTGAGCTCATTTTAAAAGCTCCTTTAATGCGGCTTTTAACTCTTCTGGATACTCGTTACAAAAATCAGAAATTTGTCCCTGCAAGAATCCATCATCAAATTCACTTGGATTATTTTCTATGATGATGTTACAAATTTGGCAAGTGTATGTGTAATTAAACTCTTCATCAATTACACCAACCCAGTAGTGCATTTTTGAACCTGCTGAATAATTCTGGCAGCATCCAAAGCAATTGTGAGGCTTTCTTATTTTTACCCATTTCGATTGCAGTATTCTCATCTTCCATTCCTCGCTTTTATTAAATCGCGCACCGTGCATGCTTCTTTTTCTTCGGTTGTGCTCATTTAGAAGCTCCTTCTCTTAATTTCTTCTTTATAACCAGGCAACCAAAGAAAACGGGCCATCTCTAACTTCTCATCATCTTGGCAAAAGGTTTCATAATATTCTAAAAGGAGCTGCCCAAATATTTGCTTTCTTTCTATATCGTAATAATCATCAAGTAAAATCATAACTTCAGTTGCATGATTCCAAGCCCCAAGATCAGTTAAATCATCGACAAGTATCAAATTGACTTCAGCACCGAAAAGTGTGTATTTATACGATGCAAACAATTGAGCGTATTCACCAAGGCACTTAAGATTAAACTCAATCCCAAGCGAATCATATATTCTTTTTGCATCCGCTACAGTCATAAAATAATCATAGTCACTCTTTTCAGTGAAGCCGCCAATTACCCTCGAACCTGTAGGGGTTCCATAAGCTTTTATGAGATTACATATTTCATTCATTTGTGATTCAGATTCGGCTTTCATCTCTTAACCTCGTCAAGGAGAGCAACTTTGGCACTGAGCAGGACTATTGCCACCTCTTTTGCCGTGTCGTGATCGCCAGAGAAGATAAGCTTCTCTAGTTGATCTTCGGCCCATATAAGAGCCTTGTCGATTGCTTCGTAGTTTTCTGGGTTCATTGCCAGTATCCTTTTTTGGCAGATTCTACTATCTGCTTTTGAACTTCAGTATATTCATTTAGAACTTCAACTAACATTTCAATTTCATGATCATCAATCCTATTATCTGAAACTACATCAGTCACAGTAACAACTACTTTTGTTAACTTCTCAAATAGTTTAGCGACTCTTGAGTGTAGGCATTTACTGCGGTCATCGAGTTCTACCGTTCTAACAAAGTAACCGCCTGCTTGATTAGCTAAATAATTAATAATTGCATCATTGTCAGACATTTCTTGAAGTCCTTCGACAATCTCAACTGGGTCAGCTACTTTCTGATCTCCTTTCTGATTCTTCCATAAGGCTTGAGTACGATCTCCATAAGCCATATCGCGCGGAGTCCATTTACCTTTCTTGTTTAGTGCTTCTCTAATTACTTTTCTCGTTGGTGCGCTCATGATATTCCCTTATTTAGTTAGTTGAATTGTTAAAAGTGCTGCAATCGACATGAAGACGAACCCCAGTATTATAAGCTCGTTGACATCGAACCGTGAAGTGTTCTTGCCGATGAAGTCTTTCTTGAAGTTGAATTTAGATTTCTTATAGTGATTCTTCATCTAAACCTCCTCAATGTGTTTTTTCCAAGCGTCAAAAAGCTTTTCGTCTTCTTCTAGGAGTGCATAAACTTGAGGAGAGTAGACTTCATTAATGGCATTAAATTGGCCCCCATCTTCCAGCGCTATAGAGCATCCATCATTATCAACTATCTTGATACTATCAATATCAACACTGATAATATCAAAACCGCCGTCAGCCTCACAGCAGTCTTCTGGAGGGCCAGACGTGTGCGCCGCTATATCCCAGTAATTACATTCAACGTCGAGCGTGAACTCCAGCGTTCTTTCGGCCTCTTCAATTTCGATTTCGTATTTCATTTAGATAAGCACCAATTCCTTTTTTGTGTTGAGGGCAAGAGCGCTTATCGCCTCGCCTTGAACCTTAATGTATGAGTCATTATTAAAGTAAATATTGGATAAGTCGTCACTCTTGTGAACGATATTGACAACGACACAGCCTTTTAGTTTCTCGGTAATCTCCTTTGCGTCGTTTGCTGTCTTGATTTCGTATTGCATGGCTTTCCTTATCTTTTATTTTTTTAAGTATCTATTTGCTATATTCATACACTCTTGCTTAGTCTCGATTTTTTTGTTATTAATCAATCGCGAGGCTAGGTCATATCGAGCCAAATAACGCAACTCACAGCCGCTCTCTTGCAGGAGGATTTCCACAGTTGAAATCGCGTGTACTTGGTTTGTAATTGGCGCAGCCTTCACTCTCTCGTTTATGTCATTTTGGATATTCATTTGGTGTTCTCCGTTTGGTTTATGTAGTTAGTATATCCACCTTTATCTACCTTGTCAATCAATATTATAATAAAAGTGTATAAAAATAATTAAATTATACTTTTAATCAATTATCATATTGCAATAGGTAGATGTATATGATATTATTAGAGCAGACAAAAACAACAAACAAAGGAATAATATGCCACAAGCATCAATTAAGATTAGCACTTTTACACATAGTGTTTTAAAGGACGTTAAAGAGCTGACAGGTAAGTCGATTACCAGAATAGTTGAAGATCTAGTTAAAGCCGAATATCCAGCTAAATATAAAAAAGGAAATAGAGAATGCAAGAATCTAAAGAAGTAACAAAGGCCAAAATAGCTAATGAAGAGTACTTACTAAAGGCTCGTCAAGAAAATGACCTCATGTATAAGAAGAGGCACGCTTTGGACTTTG